AGTTTACAGATCAAATGCAACTAACGAACCATCTGAAATAAGACCTACAATAAAAATGGCACTTACATTTAATGGATTTACATATCCAGATGTTGAAGTAGGATTAGATCAAAGACCTAGATCAGGTTCAGACTTATTAGTCAATAGAGATTTAATGCGACAAATGAATGTTGCTGTTAATCCTAATAGAACTTTTGTGTTAAGTAAAAGATTGAGACCTATTGAAAAAGAAGGTAAACCAGATAAAGTTGGATTTGAAAAGAAATAACATTGACATTGGCGTCAATGTGTGATATAACTATATTATAACAATAAGGAGAAATATAATGCAAGAAGTGAAAATATTAAGACTCTCTACTGGCGAAGATGTAATCGCTAAAGTAGATGAAGGTAGTGGCGAAACGGTTGAGTTAAAAAATCCTTTCGTTATCATTCCACAACAATCAGCACCAGGACAACCAGTACAATTAATGATGTCATTGTATAATGCGTATGGCAAAAAAGATACGGTTACAATGAATAAGGATAAAATTGTTTTTATGTCTGTGCCTAAAGATGAAATACAAAAATCTTACGAACAAAATACAAGTAGAATTTTAACACCTAAATCAAGTTTAATAACAGAAACAAATATACCTACATTAAAAAAGTGATAACGGTAAACTTTATACGGACAAATAATGAAAAGGTCTGTGTTGAAGTAGAAGAAGGAACCACTTTAATGCAGGCGGCTAAACAAGCAGATATAAAAGAAATACCTGCTGATTGTGGTGGCAATTGTGCTTGTGCTACTTGTCATATTCATTTAACAAATGCTTGGGCACATTTATTACCTATAAAACAAAATGGTATGGAACAATCTTTATTAGAATATGAAAAAGGTTATATTGAAGGCGTAAGTAGATTGAGTTGTCAAATACAATTGACAAAAGAACTAGATAATTTAACGGTGAGATTAAGAGATAATGAACTTTTATAAATCAGTAATAGAACATCACGGCAAACTTCTTGTTAGAGGTATACACAATGGACAAGAGTTTAAAGAGAAGATTGATTATAGTCCTACTCTTTATGCTATCTCACAACAAGATACAGAATTTAAAACTCTATCAGGTCAATCTTTAAAACCTATTCAATTTGGCAGTATCAAAAAGGCAAGAGAATTTAAACGAAGTTATAATACAGATAATGCTCCTATCTTCGGTATGGATCGTTATCAGTATCAATATATTGCTGACAATTATCCTAAAGATATAGAATGGTCAAAAGACCATATTAAAATATTTACACTTGATATAGAGTGTACTGCTGAAAACGGTTTTCCAGATGTACAAAATCCAATAGAAGAATTACTTTGTATCACGGTTAAGAATCAATCTAACAAACAGATTATAACTTGGGGTACAGGTGATTTCAAAACAGATAGAACAGATGTAACTTATATAAAATGTAGAAACGAAAAGTCTTTGATTATGGAGTTTATGAAATTTTGGATGAAGAACTATCCAGATGTAATCACAGGTTGGAATACAAAGTTTTTTGATTTACCTTATCTATGTAATAGAATTAAATTACTTACAGATGAAAAAGTTGTAAGAAGATTATCGCCTTGGAATTTAGTAGGCACCGAAGAAATAACCGTAAGAGGTAGATCGCAATTGTACTATGACTTATATGGTATTGCAATGTTAGATTACCTTGACTTATATAAAAAGTTTATACCTACAAGACAAGAGAGTTACAAGTTAGATCATATAGGTAAAGTAGAATTAGGTTTACAAAAAGATGAAAACCCTTATGATACATTTAGAGAATGGTATACAAAAGACTTTCAATCGTTTGTAGATTACAATATTAAAGATGTTGAGATAGTTGACCAACTAGAAGACAAATTAAAACTAATTGAATTAATCTTAAATATGTCCTATGAGGCAAAGATTAATTATCAGGATGTATTTTCACAAGTTAGATTTTGGGATACATTAATCTATAACTTCTTGCGTAAAGATAACATAGTTATTCCACCAAAAGAAGATAATATAAAAGATGAAAAGTATCCTGGTGCATATGTAAAAGACCCATTGGTCGGTATGCACAACTGGATTGTTTCGTTTGACATCAACTCACTATACCCACATTTGATTATGCAGTATAATATTTCTCCAGAAAAAATTATTGGTATGAAATCAAATGGGATTACGGTGAATAAGATGTTGAACGAATCAACGCCTCTAACATATCTTAAAACTGAAGGTGCAACGATAACACCCAATGGCGCATTATTCAAAACTGATAGTGAAGGTTTCCTACCTAAACTATTAAGTAAAATGTATAATGATCGTGTATATTATAAGAAAAAAATGTTAGAGGCGAAAAAAGAATATAACAAAACAAAAGACCCTAAATTAACAAAAGAAATATCTCGTTGTCATAATATACAATGGGCAAAGAAGATTGCCTTAAATAGTGCTTACGGTGCAATCGGTAATCAATACTTTAGATATTATGATGTAAGACAGGCAATGGCGATTACACTTGCAGGTCAATTTGTTATTCGTTTCATAGAGAAGAATGTAAATGAATATATGAATAAGATATTAAAGACACACGATAAGATAGATTATATTGTGGCGTCTGATACAGATTCAATTTATCTTACAATGGATAAACTTGTTGAACAAGTATGTAAAGATAAAACAAAAGAACAAACATTAAAGTTTCTAAACAAAGTTGTTGAAAGTAGAATAGAACCTTTCCTAGATAAGTGTTTCAAACAATTAGCAGAATATACTAACGCATTTGAAAATAAAATGGTTATGAAACGAGAAGTTATTGCTGACAAAGGTATATGGACTGCCAAAAAAAGATATATGTTAAATGTATTAGACGAAGAAGGTATTACATTTGACGAACCTAAACTAAAGATTATGGGTATTGAGGCAGTTAAATCATCAACGCCTGAATATTGTAGAGGCAAAATTAAAGAATCAATTAAGATAATAATGTCTAAACAAGAAAGTGATTTACATAATTTTATTAAAGAAACTAAAAAAGAATTTTTAAAACTACCTGCTGAGGCAGTATCATTTCCTAGAAGTTGTAATAATATGAAAAAATATTATTCTTCTAGTGATGTGTTTATCAAAGGTACACCTATTCACGTGAAAGGTGCTTTAATTTATAATCATCAAATAAAACAATTTGGATTAGAAAAGAAATATCCGTTAATACAAGAAGGTGATAAGATTAAATTTGTTAAATTACTAGAGGCAAATCCATTTAAGTTTGATGTAATTAGTTATGTAACTGAACTGCCTAAAGAGTTTAAATTAAAAGACTATGTTGATTATGAATTACAATTTGAAAAAACACTACTTGATCCTATTAGATTTATACTACAACCTATCGGGTGGACACCTGAACCAAAAGCAAGTTTAGAGGCATTTTTCGGATGATAACAAATTTAATTCTTTTATATCTTACGGTTTTTATAGCATTTCGTTGGGGTCAAAAAATTGCAATGACACCCATTGATACTAAAGCATTTTTTATAATAACATTGACAATATGGATACTAATAAAATCATTAACGCAGACAGCATAGTACACTTAAAAACTTTAGATGATAATGTTTTTGATTCGTGTGTAACTGATCCACCATATCATTTAACATCTATTGTAAAAAGATTTACAAAAGGTCCTGCTGCTAAACACGGCAAAGACGGATCGTTTCAAAGATTATCAAAAGGTTTTATGGGTAAAGAATGGGACGGTGGAGATATTGCATTTACAAAAGAGTTTTGGCAAGAAGTATATAGAACAATGAAACCAGGTGCTGTATTATTAGCATTTTCAGCAACTAGAAATTATCATAGAATGGCAGTTGCAATAGAAGATGCTGGTTTTGAGATTCGTGACCAAGTAATGTGGTTATATGGTTCTGGGTTTCCAAAGAGTATGAATATTGGTAAGACATTAGATAAAAAACTAGGTAATGAAAGAGAATCACTTGGAACAAAAATTAAAAAAGCTGGAGATATGAGAAGTGGTAACTATGATAAAGGTGGTGACTATGATGATATTGAATTAGAAATTACAAAAGGTAATTCTGAATGGGAGGGTTGGGGTACTGCACTTAAACCAGCACACGAACCTTTAGTTCTTGCAAGAAAACCTTTATCAGAAAAATCAGTTGTAGATAATGTATTAAAACATAGAACTGGTGGTATTAATATAGATGAATGTAGAGTTGAGGGTAATGATGCAAAATATCCAGATACTAATCCAGACTTTCGTGACCAAGGCCGTCAATCAAAAGAAAATATGGGTATTGATAAATTAAGTTTTGGTCAAACAGAAAATGTAAAAAGAAAAAAGGTTGTTCGTAAATCAAGAGATGAAAATGGTGTATGGACAAATGATAACTCTGGTATGAAAGCAGAGGGTAGTGAATATGCAGATGCAGACCCTAGAGGTAGATTTCCATCAAATGTTATGCACGATGGAAGTGATGTCGTAAAAGATATATTCCCAAATACAAAAAGTAGTAATGTTTCAAGAGAAAGAAAAGCAGGAACTGAATTTGGTCAAAGTTCTGGTTGGAACAAACATAACAATGTAGATAGTGGTTTGATGCCTGCATATGGAGATGATGGTTCTGCATCAAGATATTTCTATTGTGCAAAAACATCAAAGGCAGAAAGAAATCAAGGATTAGATAATCTACCAACAAAGAAAGCATCAAGTATGCCTGGTCGTAGAAACCCAGATGATATGAAAGATTCTAAAATAGATAATGATGTTACTGGTAGATTTGTAACTCAAAAGAAAAATATACACCCAACAGTAAAACCTATTAAGTTAATGAAATACTTATGTAGATTGATTACACCAAAAGGTGGTACAGTATTAGACCCATTTATGGGTAGTGGTTCAACTGGTATGGCTGCAAAAGAAGAGAACTTTGAATTTGTAGGTATAGAAAAAGAAGAAGAGTATTTTAATATTGCAAGTGCAAGAATAGAATCAGTAGAAACTAAATCAACATTAGAGGGGTTTTATGATTAAAAAGATTAGTGTATTGTGTTTACTACCATCATTTGTTTTCGCAACAAATCCTTGTGA